ATGTTGTTGATGGACTATTAAATGTTCCGGACTTGTGGTTTGGTTGTGCAACTCTTGCATTGAACAAATTGCTGGAACCAACAAAACCTCTGACTCTTTCACCAATATTAAAGACACCAGATGTCATTGTAATTTCAATGAGTTTTGGAACAATATCAATTCCAGAAGTGTTATCGAAGAATGGATAATATCTTGTAAACGCTTTCAGTCCAGTGACACTATACGATACATTGCTTTCACGAATGAAAGGATCTCTAACGCTGGAAGTTTTTACAGTTTCTGTGTAACTACCATCAAAACTACCAGTTTGCTGTCTTGTTCCACCATCAACATAGATTGTTCTTACCCAAGAATCTGACGATGGTGTGAGTTGTAAATTACCAACATATTCAACCATATTGAATGGATTTACATTTTCAACTCTAGAAGCAAAGGCTTGGGTTTTCCAAGACACTTCAGAATATTTTAAAGTAATTAAATCACCAGTCTTTTGAACATTAGAATCTAAAAGTGCAAGATTTGTGTTTAAATCTGCTGTGCTCTGATTCAAAGATGAATTCAGAGCTACTATTGGTTTCAGATTATGTGTATCACCCTGTGAAAGGAGAACATTATTTTCAACATCAACATCAAACTTAGAAAGATCTCTATCACTTCTTTCAACATCTTTGAAATCATCGACAAAGAAACCTGACTTAAATCTATCAAGACCATCAACATCTCTAATTTGTAAAGTCTTTGTATTAACTTCTAAGAGTGATAGTGAAGTCAGTGCTTCGAGGTTGGAAACTCTATCTTCAATCTTACCAATGTCTCTCATTGTATATCTTCTGTTGTCTGCAACAGAAACTTTTACATCATCTGCATTATAGACGTATGCTGGATATTCGATGGTTGCAATGTCCATCGCTTCTTCAACATTTAATGGTTCCTTAGGATTGATTGAAGAAACACCCTTAATTAAACTAAACTTACCTTCTTTATTCAGTACGACTTTATCTATTCTTGGTAGATAGAAGTCATATCCAATCAAGGAACTTTCTTGTGGAGCAACAACCAATGTTGGATTTATTGCTGCCGTTGAGAAGTTTCTATTCGCAAATGCAAATGGTGACGATGAAGAGGATACAAATCTAGCAACTCTTGGTCTAAAGTCGAGAGTATCTGACGCTCTAACATTATCCTCCAGTGCTGGAATATCCTCTGCAAATCTCTCTTCATCATAAGAATTTACGGTATAAACATCACCAGTATCACTAGTTGGGATGCTATAGTAATCAAAAATTACCTTCAGTCTGTGACTTGGTACATAAGAGTTGTTTTTCCTAACAATTCTAGAGTAATCATAATAATGTTCTCTTTGACCTTTATCTAAAGTATAATTATCTGTAATATTTTGATAATTACCTATGGTGATTACCTGAATAGATGAGGAAATATTTGATTCCTCAAAATCAACTATTTCACCAACAGAGAATTTATTTGAGTTCAAATATACAAACTCAACTACAGTTGCAGAAGAGCGTGTTACAATTTGAGCAATTGCTCCACTAGTTCTTCCAGTTATTTTTTCACCAAGAACTGAATTTGTATCAAGTCCTAATCCAGATGGGAACTCTAAAGAATCTAAAGTTATTGCATTAGAATCATATGATTCATAAACTGCGATGACTTTTGCAACGTCTGGTAAATTAAGTGAGATTTCCTTATCTTCAACACGCAATCCATAGTAAGAGTTTTGTGTCAATCCACTAGTGCTTGTTGATACGCCAGAAGATGTATTGGAGATGTTTATAGATTCACTTCTTACATATTCTTTTTTCTTATTTCTAATTTTATTCTTCTTCAGAGTAGTATTAACGACTACCGAAGCACTTGGTGTAAGACCTGTTAATGATATGCTATCTCCACCAGAAGAAAGCGTAAATTGATCCGATGTTAAGTCCTCTACAGAACCATCAGACTGATAAAAGACACCATATCTTTCTGCATCAAAAGTTTCATAGAAAGAACTAGTAATACCCGTATCTGAGGAAGTTAATGTTAAAGTACCATCAGCAGCAGTTGTCTTTCCAGTAATTTGTTTTGATACAACTAAATTGGAATTTGACAGACTTACCGAAGAAACATTATCAGATTCTATTTTTGAATACAAACCACCATTTTCTTTTACTAGTGGATTACCTACAGAGAAAGTAACAGTTTCTGTAGATGTTGGAAGACTTCCACTACAAACATCAGTTACACTTGGTACCGAGGCGACAGTCATTGAAAGACCATCTGCAGAAACTGAACTTACTCTATTGAAAGTTTCTGTACTTAATCCAGAAATTTGATATCTAAGAATAGAATCTGTCTTAATACCAACGAAATTATTTCCTGGAGAAGTAACCGTCGAAACACCACTACTTTCTGCAGTAATTCGAATTGTGTCAGTAATACTGAAAGATTTTGGTAAAGACTTTTGAAGATCTACATCTGCAACAAAATCTACAGAAAATCCTGTTAGCACTGAAGTATCTTGATAGACAGATTTTACATCTTGAATACCATATACTTTAGTTGAAACTATAGACCTTGAAAGATCTGATGACTCATTAATAATAATCTGCTCACCTGCAATAAAAGTACCAGATGTTTGTGTAAGCGTCAGAGTCGTCCCTGAAGCAGCAGTAACTACATATCCCGATGCTCCACTACTAACACCCCTTACAAACGATGTGGCTGGGCATTGAGAAGACGTTAGAGAGCTATTTACAGTTAGGATGGTATGTGTTTGAACGTCAAACAGATATAAGTCCCAATCAGTTGCTGCATTTGAGTATGGTGCATCAGATACACCGAAAGAATATACTCTTGCTTCACCAATTTCTACACCAGTTCCTGCTGTATTGGATGATTTTCTTTGACTGAAAAGTTTTATCGTGTAATTATTATTGACACCAACAAATGGTGTACCAAAAACATTTTTCAGTTTAATTTTAGTACCAAATTCAAAAGGTACTAAAGACGATGACACGTTCTGTGTATCTCTTGGTTTATCTGCATCTAAAATGGTTGTAGATACTGATTCAATATCATATCCTCTAACATATGCTTTTCCAGCAGAAACTTTTACGGAAAGTAAATCATCTGATGGTACTTTACCACCTTCAGTTTTTTGTGAGGAGGTATATACACCCTGATTTGATAAACCGTTGTTAAGAGATTCTTTTACAGTAACATCAAATTCACCTACAGAATAATCGCCAGATTCTTCATAAGTTCTCTTAGCAAAATAATCTTTAATTATGCTATATTGTGACTTATCTTGTAATTTTCTAATAACACCATCTTGTAATTGAATTAACTCTACAAAAGATGTGTCATTATAATCTGTTAAACTTTTTTTAGATAAAGTAGTTGTAATTTTTAGTCTATCTGCACCAGGTGCAGCAAAGTTTGAAAATCCTTTTGCGTTATCATATAAAGAATTGTCATCTTTTGCATTTACCAGTTCTTCTAAAATTGTTAGACCAACTCTATATGAAGGACTATTTGTGTATGGATCTAATACTAACTTACTTGCAGCAACATTTACAAAACTACCTCTAATGAAATATACACCAGCACCAATTGAAACTGATGATCCTCTAGCACATGCATCTTGAGATACTAAGGATGCGACAGTATCTCCTGCATTTACCGTAGTATTTCCATAAGTAAATGACTCCTCAACTATAAGAGTCTCTCCATTGTCAAAATACGAAACTTCGTTATTGGTACCAGAACGCAAATATTTTACAAATAATGTAAAATCTGTGGTGCCATCAGCAGTTGAAGTTGGGAGATACTTATCTACTACAGCAACAATTTGTGTAGTTTGACCTCTTACCCTCTTACCGACTAATTTATCTGCATATACGCTAACATCAATACCAAGATGTTGGTCGTTAATCTTTACTGAATAATATTCATCATCGTAATTAATATTTCCAGGGATCACCATTGATCCCTCTTTGAAGACATGACTTCCAAAAGATTCTACTTGATTTTGTAGAATTGATTGTAAAGTCGTTAACTCCCTCGCCTGTACTGGGAATCCTGGCTTGAATAAAACCCTATAGAAGTTATCATCTTTGTCAAAATCATCATAATAAGGATTTATATTGAGATTTGTTTTCTGTGGCATTTTTTAGAATTCCAGGATAATTTTAACGTCTTCTTTTTGTCTAGAATTTCTTGAAATCTCTGGGCGGTTATCAAGATAAATTATATCCCCCGACCCTTTATTTATCTCAGGTGATGAAAGACCACTTGTAAATTGAGATCCCAAAGAAATGACCTTATTGTTTATTGTGGTTGTGCTTCCTGTGAATGCAACACTGACTGAATGACTAAATCCAGACTTCTCTATTTTTTCTGTTGTTGATTCAAAAGCATATAATTTTGCATCGGTAGAAACACCAACATAATCTGTAGTATCATAAGAAGATTGATTAAGGAACAAAGAACTATCTTGGAAGTACTTTGCTACCTTTGTTTCAGCATCCCATGATGCAACATATGCTTTTGCTTGTCCTACAGTGCTACCTGTACCAGCAAAAACATCTTGACGAATAACATCTCCAATTGAAAGGGTGTCAGTAATGCTAGAATCAAACTTAATAGATCCTAAAGATGAGAAATTATTAGATGTGAATACTGCTGTTGATCCAAAAGAAGTTGGATTTTTTACAATACCAATTTGTGAAAGGTTTGTACTAACTGGAAAATCTCTTGTAGAATCATCAAATCTGCTATAAACTAAAACTTTATCAGCACCCAATTCTCTGTAGATATCATATCCATGACCTTTTGCTGGTGGAATGATTGGGATTAAGTTTGCTCTAACCGAAACACTATTTGAAATAGGTCCCAAATCAACCATAGCGAATGTATATCCACTTCCACCGGAAGTAACCGTGGTATTGGTGATATAACCACTAGTATCAACACTGACTACAACTTTTCCACCAGATCCATCACCAACAATATTTAAAGTGTGATCTCCGGTAGCATAACCAGAACCTCTATTATGAATATAAACCTTTTTAATCTGATTCATATTAACATCAGAGTCTGCATTATCTCTTACCGCTTTTATTTGTGCATTGGTTGAAGATGACCAATTGTTTGGTAAAGAGATATATTCTGTAGAATCAAATTTTACAATGTCACTTGGAGAAACAGTGAACAAGTATTTCCAAATATATCCATCATTGCTTGTTCCTGCTGATGATGGTTCAAGATCAGTAAAAGTTGGTTCATCTAATGAATCCTTTCCTGTAGTAAGAATACCAGAGGATCCATTTGAAATGCAAATATAAACTTTATATTCACTATTCATTACATAATAATTTGAATCATATAATCTCACAGAAGAATTAACTGGTGAAGGGTTGCTTACACTATAATCATGACGATACATCTCATATTTTTTTCCTCTTTCCCAGTCAATTCTTCTGACCACTCTTCTAGCATTAGTGGAGGTAACTCGCTTACCATACATCATAACATTACCGACAAAATTACTATATTTAAAGTTGTCGGTCGGACTTGGTGTGTTAGTATCCCAATCAGTGCTTCTGTAGGAATCGTCGGGAGATTTTGGATTCGACAATCCCACAAAAACATAATAGGAGTTAGAAGTATCTTCTATCGATTTTATAAAATTTTCAGCGTTTAATATTCTAAACTGATCTGTTACAATTGCCGCCATCTTAATAGCTTTTTTCTATATTTATAACTATCCTAGATCTTTTCTCAAACCACCAGTTTGTCTCAATCCATACCCTCTTCTTTGAATTGTTGGGAATGTTGATAAACCAGAGTCAATTGTGAGACCAGTTACACCTATAGAAATTGGTGAAGATGCTCTAGTAAATCCTGATAATCTACCCCAAGAGAATCTTCCTACAGGACTTGTTATAGAACCTGTAGTTCCCAATCCAACAGTATTTGTACCAGAATCAACATTAACAAGTATTTCCGCATTTTGTGATGAAGAAGATATTGTTTGAATAGTATAGATGTTATTTGCAAAACTTGTACCAACTCCAACAACAGCAGAATCACTGTCATCGATAGATGTTACACCCGATCCAACACCAGTATCAAATATGTAAATTGGATATCCAGAAACAAGACCAGACCATGGAGATGAATCAGTTGAGTTCAAGAAGAATCTAATTCCAACTGGAGTTCCAGAACCAGTCGTTGCAGTAATTCCAGTAACAATACCAGAAGATCCAACTACAGCATCTATTTCAAGAATATTTTCATATGAAACATTTGTAGTTGGAGCAAGAACTTGGGGTGGTTGTGTTTGTGTGTAACCGAGACCAGGATTAACAATTGTTGCTGATGTAATACTACCACCAGTAATTGTAGCTGTTGCAGTTGCAGTTGTACCAATACCAACACCAATTGTTGATGGTGCTGCAATAGATATTGAAACAGATGATCCAGAATATCCAGAACCACCATCATTAATAGTCAGTGAAGAAATTGTACCAGCAACTGAAACCACTGCGGTGATTGCTGCAGCAACAGGATCACTTCCAGTAACTATAAGACCATTGACAGAACTGATGACAATTGAAGACTCATTCTCTTCATAGTTGAAGAATTGTGCGTCATCTACAAATACCTCAGTATCAGTAGTTGTCAAATCTCCAATGATTCTTGCTGTTGGATAAACTTGAGATTCGATAGAATCTCTGGATTTAGAAACAATTTCTCCAGCAATAACAGCATCAACTTTTTGTTTTGTCCAATCGATTGGTTTATAGTTAACCTCATCAATACCAGCACCACTGTAAATATTAGTCTCTGTTGTGGAAGAATCTGTGAGATTGAAAATAATTCTTTCTTTCTGAGTAACAGTTGAAGAATTGGTTTCATTTTTTCTAACCTGTACAGTATCACCAGGTTTTACAGATTCTTTTATTACATCATTTCCTACTTGTACGCTATCCTCGTTTCTGGTTCCTCTGTAGAAGAATATAGAAACTTTATCACCATTACCAGTAACTGGATCAACAGGTGATGGTGCCTCAGTGAATATTACAGAAGTACCACCATTGAATGAATATGCTTCACCAGGTTCTTGAAGAATTCCATTTATGAATATCAATAACAGGTAGTTCAAATCTAAATCAGGATTACTTGTTTCGAAACTTAAAAGACTTCCATTATAATTAAGTGGGAATCTAGTTCTATTTCCATCCTGAAGACTCTCAATTGAATCTATGTAATCCAATTCTCCAAATTGCCATGATGCAAATGAGTCGGTAAATGTTTCAATAACTGTTAATTCAAATTGATTTACAACAGATGACAGATTTACATCTGTAACTAATCCTACAGGAGTAAATACATCACCAACTTTAAATCCATATCCTGGTCTTGTGATATTGAAAGAAGAGATACCAAACAATGTTGATCCGATACCAGTTGTTGATGCATATCCAGTATCTACTGAAATTAACAATCCTGTACCTGTGTCTGTTGTAGCGCCAATTCCTCTTCTAGAAACACCAGTTACTTGAAGATTTTCATATGATGGTTCAGAAACAAATATTTGTGGATTTGTATATCCTGTACCACCAGCACCCACTGCAAATGCGAGTGTGCCACCAGCACCAACAATAGCAGTAATAGATGCGGTATCACCATCATGATTTTCTTCGAAGACGCTGATACCAATAGAAACTATTCCATTATATCCAGAACCATGATAATCTGTTGTTCCAAGACCAACAGATACAATAGATCCACCAGCACCGACAACAGCAGTTACGGAAGCTCCAACTAATGGTGCGTATCCAAGACCTGGTGTTGATCCGAGGGAGACAATAACACCACCTCTTGGTAACTGATTTTGATTGACATCATAATCAGATATGAATAAGTCAGCACCAGGTACAGTTGTTATACCTGTAAATATTATGCTTGTTATACCAACACTCTCAGCGTATTCATAATTATTACCAGCATTATTTTGTG